CTTAGCTTCAGCAGCAACACGAGCTTCCTCAGCCAAGCGTACATCTTCAGCAGCCTTGGCATCTTCAGCAGCCTTGGCATCAATAGCAGCTTGATCAACAGGTGGTTCAACAGGCGGTTCAACAGGCGGTTCAACAGGTGGTTCAACAGGCGGTTCAACAGGCGGTTCAACAGCTGGTTCAACAGGAGGTTCAACAGGAGGTTCAACAGGAGGCTCAGCAGGAGGCTCAGCAGGAGGCTCAACTGGCGGTTCAACGGGTGGTTCAATGGGTGCAGAAGATTCTACTGATATTACCGGTTCTATAGGTACATCAACAGGCTCAATAGGTGCTTCCGCTGGCGTTGAGTCAGACATTCTAACCTATACCCTAAAATTCATTTCCTTAGAAATGAATTTCAGCGTTATTACTGTGCTTCTCAAATTTCTTAAATTTGAGATGCTACGGTACAGTTAAATTCAAGATCTATTGATCAAGAATTTATTTGTATAAAAAAAATTTATAAAACTAATTTACGCGCCGTACCCGCACCTCCATTACCACCTCCGTTTGCAGTCGGTGTAATTGAGCTCGAATCACTCCGTGAAAACACAGTAACAGAGCCACCTCCAGAGCCACCACCAATATTAGTAGTATTCGTTCCTCCAGCAACACCGTTTGCCGAGATCGTTCCAGATCCAGACAGCGTACCCTCGCAAATGATAATGAGTGTACCTCCTGTACCCGTTCCTCCATCAAATGACGCATTAGCCGGTACAGCCAATCCACCAGGGTTACCTGCGCCTCCAGGAGCAACCGTAGTCGCTGAAAATCCAGCAGATCCAGCACCACCATTCGCAGTCGCATTTGATGTTGAGCCAGTACCAATAAGAGCACCTGATCCGGAACCTCCTGAAAAGGCCGTTCCAGTCGAACCTGTTCCAACTGTGCCCACTGAACCTGCAGCAAACGTACCGCCACCTCCGCCTCCAGACCCACCTCCAGAACCAGAAGTTCCTGATGTTTGTCCTGTCGTTGTTCTACTAGTCGCACCCGCACCACCTGTACCAGGGACAGCCGGATTAGATACAGTGCCACCACCAGAAATGGAATAGGTTCCAGATGCAATCGCAATAGTATTTGACGCAACGGTCGGTGTCATTGCACCCAACGCTGTCATTGAAATCGCTCCATTTACAGTCAAGTTGCCCGTCACGTAGATAACTGTAAAGAGCTTGCGAACCGCAGGTGCAAATGTCTGACCCGAATTAATTGTTAAATCGCCGCCGACAATGATTAGAGCGGATGAGTTATCCGCATCTCTAGTAAACCAATCATTTGCACTAAAACTTGATACAACGTTAGTTGTTGTATACATATAATCAAAAGATCCAAAGGAAAAGCCATTGATTGTTAAAGTTCCGCCAAAACCAGGACTTGTAATAGGTGGCCCTTCTGTAATAAATGCCCGCATGTAACTGAGTATATCAGCGCCGGAAGTAGGCAGATCAAAATCAGGAAACACCTTTCCATCGCCATCTGGATCAAGTTGGAATGTAATATTTCTAATAAATAAGTCCTGCTCAGCAGTTGTAACTAAAATAGATCCTAGATCGATATAATAGGTACTTGATTCAGAATTAGTTCCTCCACTACCACCTTCTGTCTTTACCCATCTCTGTAGACCGTATTGAACGGCCGTCTTTTGCATCAAATAATTTGCGTATTGTGTGCGATTTCTATTTTTTTCAATTAATTCACTTGAAGACAATGCTTTGCCGATGGGGTTCTGTGATATAATCAACGACATTCTATCTAGAGAATGGAAGTAATCGTAAAGGCTTCGAAATCCTCATTCCACTCCGCAAGAGTTAACCAAGATTTCTCCGTTGCAGACTTGGCAGCTAATAATTTACTGAGTGCTAGTGTCTGAACTGACGCGCGACCTAGATCTTTATTTGATCCGTCATTCGCCCTGAGTTCGTAGACGTCGGGCTTTCCAATGACTGGTAAACAGATCAGACACTGCTGACCCTCCTTCAAGTTTTTACTAGCAACTAGGCCAGGCTCTGGTCTACTAGCCTGCTGAATAACCTTTAAAAGACGTAACGTCGGTAGCTCAGGCATTAGACATAAATTACCGCCATTTACTTCTTGAAGGGCGATTTTTACTTCACTCAGTGAATATACCGGTACAACACGAATTTCCCACTCAAGTTGAAAATGCTTATCTGCAAACCAGATATGAGTTGCGAACTTATGAACTAGAGCTATTCTCTCACTGTACGGTTTACTTGAGCGAATCTGCTCACCATTTGCAACAATACAGTCCTCTAAGAGTAAAAGCCCCTCACTCTGGTAAATGGAAACACCAAAGACCCAGGATGCTGTAATGGCCTCACGGTCCAAGCGCATCGGCAGTACCTGAGACCGATTCGGCTGGCTCTCATTGATCACTAAAGGCCGCTGCTCGGGACCGATGATCAGGTATCCCTGGTGACCCCTGTAGGGCCGGGCAAAGGTTACATACCGATTAGATCGAAGACGACTATCATCACGATCTGAGCGGTAGGGGACTGCTGGCGCTCTAAGAACGTCAGGAAACACTTCAGGGATTCTCTGCACCCAGTTGCGTTCATTTGGATTCGGATTTAAAAAACGGATGCCTTCTTGCTGAAGTTTGGAGGTTTTGAGTGATTTCTGATGGGACATTCTATACTAGACTATGTGATGAAGGTTTAGACCATCTTGACCACAATAGCATTATTTAGATCAGCGGGAGGAAGAATAAGTGTATTCTTTTCATCACAATAGACAAGCGCCTTGTTGAATGACCCATATACATTTGTATCAAAGGATACATAGCCAGGCGGAAAGTAATTTGTTCCATTATCATTTCGTACAATCTCGGCTGAATTGAGAATCGCAAGGGTATACGATGTGATACCTGGACTCAGAATAATGCGTGTTTCTGTATGATAATTTGCGAGGAGTGGATACTTGAATGTATGCCACTCTTCATCAGCGACTTCAAATGAATCAATAATCTCCATCTCAGTCTGTTCACGATTACTGTGCCGAACATATACATATGCTCCCTCAGAACCTGTATAACACTTGATACCGACAACAAGGGGCCTCATTTCGCGCCATCCTAAGTGTCCAAATTTGCTGATCATCGTGTCTAGACCCGTCGCGAGACGAAACTCGAGATCATCCGCGTACTTTACTTTTGTTTTCACTAAAAGATATCTTGATAAGTTATCTTTTAGAGGAAGATTTTGTTTGAGAATATCAAACTCATTACGAAGAGCTGACATTATGTACACTTCATAGAAACATTTATTAATTCAATTTTTCCTAAAAATACAAAAATAAGTTTATGTTTTGTGCAAATGAAGGACGTTCCTTTTCAATTGTTAAAGGTAATTCAGTAAATTTGTAAATACCTGTCCAGTTATTCCAAATCATAAACCCTGCCTCAGAATCCTTTAGAATGGTATCTTTATACAAATCTTGATAAAATGAATTAAATTCTGAGTAGGCATAATTGCTTATGACGAAGGTAGGGTACTCGCTCTTCTTCCATTCAGATGGACTATTGAAATACGAACACGCTATATTCCATTTATCTAAACAGCGCTTTTGTAAACATCCTACAATTTTAAGATCGCATATTTCATAGGTTTGAATACATTCAGGAGCTAATATAGATAACCAAAAACATAGACCTCCATATCCACCGCCAATCTCTACAACTTGTAACTTTGTGCTAGGAAATTTTTCCTTCATATATCTTCTTATTAATAACGCGTGGTAAACATAACGGATTGTATTTGCATTCGTAAACCCATTCATTATATCTGAATAAAATAACTTCGGAGATCCAATTGAATGAAATACATTAAAAATGCTTGTATACATTCCATCCTGTACATTTTTAACAAATTCAGGAAATTCATTTAATAAAAAGTGAATATAAGTTTCACCCCAGTTATTGTCTACACCAACAATACTCACTGTAGTAGAATTACTTAGAAAATCAAACTCATCAGTTTGTCTTTCTAGCATACTTTCAATAGTATGTTCAAAAGGTGAATAATTATTATTAGCACACTTATACTCAGTCATATAATATTCAGTTTAGTACTATTATTTAAACCACTAAACCCTTTAATTTAGTAATGTAAATTTCTTTCCATCAAACCAAGAAACCACAGATTTATTTACGGCACATTGATATGTTGTACACGATTTATTTAATTGTTCTGAAACTAATGTAGCACATCTTAGATAATCTGTATTCATCGTATCATCAAATATAATTGGAATATCACTTTTAAAAAGAGAAATATTATCTATAATACCAACTCGATCTCCTCCAGCATCTACAAGTAATAAATCATAGGTCATATCTTTAAGAACATATGTTAAAGTATCAATATCTAACCAGACAGTTTCACCAAAATATGTACTTGTCATAGGTTTTAAAGGAATGTAATGATAAAAACTCTTATACTTATTCATCCAGTCAATACTACTTTCAAGTGAAATCATAGTGTAAAATTGCGATAAGAGTCTTGTTGAATGACCACTTCCAATCTCTAAAATAACTTTACCAAAAGGTAAAATTTCAATTATCTTATCAAAACATTCCTTTGTTATAGACCAATCATCTAACGGCCAATCCTCACTTATTTTTAGATATTCAATATAATCTTTATGACTAGTATTCATATAGTATACTCTTTTGATGTATATTACTCAAAAAGCTGAATACGCACCAGGCTCTGAACTATCATTTGCAAAAATGCCATTCATAAACTCGCCACCATTTGACGCAACTTCAGGAGCAAATGCTTGCATTGAATGAGCAGCCTGGCTTGAACTTGCTGAAGCAATGCCTGCCGCCTCAGCAATCTCACGTGTAGAATTGGACGGAGCGGGCTGGAACATACGCTCGGGGTGACGGAGGCGCTCCGGGATTGCGGCACTTTCTTGGTTTGGTGCATAGACATCGTGAGCCACCTCAGGACTCATCAATCGTATTTCATCTGAAGGGGCGGCTTGAGAAGGTACACTAGGTCCACCTGAAACTATTGTACGTGCAGGGTACTGGCGAGGCGGCTGGTCAATGATCGGTGCAGCAGCTGACGTGTCTAGATTAGTAAATCCATCTCTTGGCAAGAAAAACAAGATAATACTGAGAACTAGCAACAAGACAAAGAGCAGCCCAACACGGAATGACATCTGAGGCACCAGCAGGAAAAAAATACGCTTAATTTAACTTTCGGTTCTGATTCAGTTTCTGTTTTCTGCCTGTCGGAGATATCTTTTTAACCGCTGCAGATTCCTGAATAATTGTCCAACCAGGAATTTCGTAGTTTGTAAAAATTCCATTCAACAGAGGAATTTTTTCAGTCCACGCATATCTAGCGGGTGTATCCCAGAGTTCTAAAGGCTCTAGCACTTCTTTTACTTGACCATTCTCTAAGACTTCTAAATCAACAATTCGCCAATGAAATTCAGTACCATCAGGCCATCTTTCTACTTTCTTATCACCTGAATCCCAGATATCTAGATATACACCTTTAGAAATCTGTATATTTTCTAAAGGAGTCCACGTACGTGTGACCACCATCTACTAAATTTGAGTCACTGCGATTTAAGCATTAGACACCATAGACAAGTAGAATGCCATCGACATTTCCCATTCTTGAATTAAAACAAGATGGTGATGTTGCGTTTACTCGGGTGAAGGCCGTAGGTGCTAAGCCGGTTCTTAAGGATATGCAAATGTATCTGAAGAAAAAGACACCTCCTACTCTTCTTACATCCTATGCTTATGCGCAGAAGCGCCTGAGTTTCTTTGGATATACAAAAGGAAAGGATGATGAAATCTCACAGCATCAGTTACCACCGCCCTTTGAGTCAGGTGATGTTGAGATTTATGGAAGTATTCTTCTTGTAGCACATGCTCTAAAGCAGCCATGGGACAGTGCAATTGAAACATTTACACCTTCCGATTATGAGGCCTTCTTTGAAAAGGCGTGTTCTGGTGAATTGGAGCCTGAAGAGGAAGATGTAAATGATGCTGATACAGTGGATGAAGAGGTTGAGCCTGAGGTTGATATTGTAGAAGAGGAAGAAGAAGAAGAAGAGGAAGAAGAGGTTGATGCGGATGAGACTGTCGTACAGCCTATTGAGGAGGAAACTCTTGAAGATATTCTACCGGTTGTGGCCCGTGCATCACGAAAGGCTGTAAAGGTGGATCAGCAGCAAATTCAGTTTCAATATGTCTCATCATTAAAGACTGAAACTGAGACCGATCGTGAACGTGTAAGTTCAGTAAAAAGCCGTGCTATGATATTTGATATTCTACTAAAGCTTTGCTCAGATATCTGTAATGAGGAGGAGTGTCTCGAACTTGAAATGGGTATTTACAATGGATCACTTGAGGAAGCTAAGAAGCGACTTGTTCCCCAGACGTGGGATCACGAATCATTTCGTTGGATTTATACTATGATTTCCAAGCGTGTTATTAGCAATTTCCAGCCAAATTCGTATGTTCGTAATTCGCATTTGATTGAGCGTTGGAAGGAGGGTGAATTTACACTTCAGGAGATTGGGCACTGGTCATCGTATGAACTTCATCCTAACTTTTGGAAGGGTTTGAAGGATCAGCAGTTCCGGCGTGAACAGAGAATTCTGGAAGGAAATACATCAATGGCTACGGATCGCTTCCGTTGCTCGCGCTGCCAGAAGAAGATGACAACGTATTATGAAATGCAGACGCGATCGGCGGATGAGCCGATGACGATCTTTATCAATTGTATGAACTGTGGAAAGCAATGGAAGCAATAAGCTCACCGAGCTTATTGCCACCAGGTTCCCTGGAAACAGTAAACCCGAAGGGTTTACCATTACATATCGCCTTCAGCAATCGAAGCAATGGAAGTCAGCCGCGTCAAATATATCTAAAGAACTTCATGTATCATCTACTAGAAAATGTCTGAAGCGATCCCCGATCTCAAGACGTACGATGGATTTGAAAACTCTCACTACGTATTCAAGGATTCTTACACTTTTTTTGGTAAGAATATTCTAAAGGCAGTCGGTATCTTTGTAGGACTGCCTAATTGGAAGAATGATCTTCCTATTCTCGAGAGTTACTCAATGCCATTTGTTGTTTGTAATCCTAATAATGAAGGAACTGAATTCTGCGATGCACTAAAGACCAAGGGTGTCAAGCTTCTCCAATGGCTTGCCTATATGAAGGAAGAAAAGGTGTCTAATTTTTATATTAATCCTAAATGGGTTTTACCGATTTGCCAAATGCCCGATACAAAGACAGGAACTGTTTTGAATAGCAAGGGCGAGTCCGTACCAATGATCTCTTGGTCAGATGTAATTGCTCAGGCAAATACGTTAAAGGGGCCTATGAAGTCAGATGATCCATATTTTGCTGTCTGCCGCATTGATATTGAGAATGAAATAGACGTAGTGGCCAGCCTCTTAGTATCTACTCACCGTCCTTCAATTCTATATATTCGCTGGTCTGTATCACCTGATGAAAGCCAGATGCACTGTGAGGCAGCTGGACACGTACAAACGTGCGGATACCGTCTTCTCTCAGTGAATTTTGGATTCTATATGTATCAGTACACCGGCCAAGATATGTATTCTTGCTGTTCTTGGACAGAACCGTCAATGGCGCATCCATTTATTCAATTAATGACAGAGCAGGCTGCAGCGCTACTAAACCCTCGGCCGCCTCAAACAGATGAGTCACCTCAGACAGAACAGTCGCCTGAAGTCCCTGCAGTTGAAGAAAACGTTTCTATTACTAAGTAGAGGGTCCACCCTGAATGAACCAAAGCCGAAGGTTATTATGTAGTTTACCGATTACTCGATCAAGTCTTCTTGAACGCACAATCGCAAAAAAGGCAAATCCTTACGTCAAAAGATATAATCATACATTTTCATACCTTCCTAAATCTATCTCTGTTAATCAGAGGGACTCTTCCCATGAAGAAATCAAAACAATATACCCGACAGGCTTTGGCCAAACATATAGATACACTTCCTACGAGCCCGTCCGTACCTCCAGTATCTGCCACCAGGCGACCAGGCGACGGGTTCTACAAATACGTGAATCACCAGTGGTTAGAGAAAACCTCATTAGCACCTTGGCGTAGTGAATACAGTGTAAGTGATGAGGTTGAAGATACTACAGATAAAAATCTACTTGAAATTATTAATTCAATCTCAAATACGGAGCTATCTACAGAAACTCCAACCAGACCAAGCGATACGATTCAAATAATTAAATATCTCTGGAATCATCGGACTGTAGAAAATGAAGAAGCCTATTTACACATACATTTACGCGAGATTTTGGCTGCGATTACACGCAAACAACAAGCGCGGTATTTAGGGCAAATGTGTCGGTATCACCTACCTTCGCTCTTTATGATTCTTAATGAAGAAGAAATAAAACCACCTTACTATATCAGACCTTCAATTGCTCTAGGAAGACTAACATTGCCTCTTGAATATTATCTAGATTCATCGCTTCATACATCAACTGTGTGGGAAGCCTATACGCAATTTATTCGTATCTGTGCAACTGAACTTGGCTCCCCTGTTCTATTAAATGTAGTTAATGCTGAACTAGAAATTGCAAAGCTTTTGAATACATCGTATACTACATTTTTAAAAAGAGTAAAAGGAAGCCAGTTATCAAGTGTTGAGCCGCAGTTTGAATGGACATCTTTTATGGAAGGATGGTCAGTAGATCCCACGTGGACTACACGCTTTTGGCTTATTAATTCATTAGAGCGTACAAAAAGAGCTTTACATTGGTATGCTACAGCAAACCCTGAATATATTACAGCATTACTTTCATTTAGCGTAATTACAGCTATGGCGCCCTATTTACAAAAAAAGATTCTAGATGCGTATATTAATCTTTTTTATACAGCATTGAAAGGTGTTAAACATATTCCTTCAGAATCACAACAGCTTCTTGCAGTTATTAAAAGTAATGTACCTGATTGTCTTTGTGCTCTTTATTCTAAAGATCAAGCACTCAAACACTCATTATCTGATGTAAAAAATCTTGTGAGTGAGATTCGTGAGTCGGCAATTCATATTGTTACGCATACAAGTCTTTTTAAAGCAAAGACAGCATCTGCTGTCAAGGAAAAAATTAGACGTATGCGCTTTGAATTAGGATCTGGAAAATTAAATAAGTTTCCAAAAGTAGACTTTCCAAAAGATAGTTTTGTCCACGCTATTTTTAAGATTCAAGAAGCGCGATCTGAAGATTTATATATCGATATTGGAAAACCATCTTACAGTGATCAAAGAGAAATGTATGCGTGTTATGAGGCAAATGCCTCTTATTTTAGTGAATCCAATCATATTGTAATTCCTTGGGGGATTTTACAATGGCCATTTTATTCTAAAGATGCTCCTCTTGGGTGGAATTATGGCGGTATAGGTGCTACAATAGGCCACGAGATGACACACGCATTTGATCTTGAAGGAAGCCATTATAATCCAAAAGCAGTGTATAAGGAATGGTGGACTCGTAAGAATCGTACTAATTTTAAGAAAAAAACACGGAAAGTTTCTAAGGTATTCTCAAAAATATCGCATTATGGTCTACACTTGAATGGTGAACGAACACTAAGTGAAAACTGGGCAGATCTTGGTGGCTTAACTATTTCGTTGAATGCTCTAAAACAACATCTACTACAGATTAAAGCAACAGAAGAAGAAACAATAGAAGCACTGCGAATCTTTTTTATTGCGTACGCTGTCTCCTGGAGAACTGTTACACGAAAGCAGCAGATGATTTATTCTATTCAGATGAGTGTTCACGCTCCATCTGAAGATCGTGTGGATGCGATTGTAAGTCAATTTCAGGATTTTATAGATGTATTTGATATTCAGAAATCAGATCCATTATATAGATCTCAAGGTGAACGTCTGGAGTTTTTCTAGATCGCTAAAGCGATCTATTTAAACTTGTTTAAAGTTTTTCTAGATCGCTAAAGCGATCTATTTAAACTTGTTTAAAGTTTTCTAGTAAAGTAGAGAAGAGATGAGCGATACCCCATTACAAGCAGTAGCTGATTCACGAACAAGTGAAGTTCGCAAATCAGATAGACTATACCCCTCACAAATGACATTACCCTTTGCATTTTGCCAACCGCAGTTTGGTTATGCAAATAAAAAAATCAATCAAAGATTACCTGGTCAATCTTATTTAGATGTGGGTGAATTTCCTACAGGGTTTCCTACTAATATTCAAGAGTATTTATGGATATCACAAGGCAATCCTGGTACTGATAACTGGAATTGCTTAGGTCGTTTAACATCTGGAATCTTTTTTTATTATACTGCAATCTGTAATGATACGCCTCGTACATTTATAGATGGTGGATCAATGACTCTATATGTTAGCACTGATTATTCAAAAATTATTCATTATGCAATGAATTTTGAAGAGTATACCCAGTATATTAATGAAACAGTTCCATATACTATAAATCAGACAGTAGAATCTAATCGTATACCAGTTATTCCAGGTTTGAATTCTGCTCAACCGGTTTCTACAATTTCAAATTCATTAGAGCAGGAGTAGGTCAGATAGTCTCCACTTTTCAAATGTACCATCTGGCATAGGACGCTTTATCAGAATAGGTAGACGACGAGCCTCAAGTTCCAGACGAGCAATATCACGAAGTTCTGTGATATGAGCCGGCACTGCGATATACGGCCGAGCACCCTGACTTAACTGATTTGTACGAAATCCGAGAATCTTTGTTCTCTCAAACTGTGTCAGATAAGGAACACTTCTGTGTTTTGCATCAAGCTGACCATCAGGATTGGCAAAGGTCGGCGGTATATTTGTTAGAAGAATATCCATTGCAACACTCTCAATGGTATCAATTCTTGCTTCAGGGTGAAACTTTAGAAGCTCATTCCCTAGATCTTTATTTTGCTGCTTGTTTGTTTGCTCAAGAGCACCATCGTCTACATCCAAATCATCTGTAAACTCCTCATTTTCAGCACCATTGCCTTCATCATTATCAGCCATACTAGAACTCTAGTAGTATGGAGTATTCATTTTTTAGACCTACTTGCTAAATCAAGCTGGGCCTAAATTTCTCACAAGTTCGAAATTACGACCCAACAAGTTGGGCCTAAATTTCTCGCAGGCTCGAAATTACGACCCTATTTGCTTTAGCAACTAGGGCCTAAACTTCTCCGAAGTTGCGGCCCAGCTAAAGCTGGGCCTAAACTTGAATATGATTTCAAAAGGTATACAGGTATGGCCGCTACCTCAGATTTACGTAATCCTTCATCTGTGAAAGAATATAAGTCTTTTGACGATATGAGTTTATCGCAAGATCTTTTGCGCGGTATTTATGGATATGGCTTTGAGAAGCCCTCCGAAATTCAGCAAAAGGGAATTATGCCGATTGCCACTGGCCTCGATCTAATTGCCCAGGCTCAGTCGGGAACCGGTAAGACCGGTACGTTTACAATTGGAAGTCTTGCTCGTGTAGATCCTGCAATTAAGCAGGTTCAGGTTCTCTGTCTAGTTCCTACTCGTGAACTCGCTCAGCAGATCCAGATTGTTGCGTCCCAAATTGGAAGCTCAATGGGTATTCAGGCATATGCTGCAATGGGCAAGACTCCTCTTCGTGAGGATATGCGTGCATTACAGAAGGGATGCCAGTTCCTCGTTGGTACCCCTGGCCGTATCTATGATTTAATGAACCGCAAGTACTTTCAAACCGACTACATGAAGGTCATCATCGTAGACGAAGCGGATCAAATGCTTGAAAATCGTTTTAGAGAGCAGCTCCAGTGTATTCTGAGTCTCGGATTCCCCTCTACTGCTCGCTGTGCTCTATTCAGTGCCACAATGTCAGATGAAGTTGTTGAGTTTGCGGAGAAGTTGCTTGATAAGCCTGTACGTATTCTCATTCCTCCTGAGCAGGTAAAGCTTGAAGGTATTCGTCAGTTTCGTGTAGACTTGGAGCGCGAGGACTGGAAGTTTGAGGTTTTGCTCGATCTGTACAAGCACTTGAATATCACACAGGCGCTAATTTACTGTAACAAGCGCCAGAAGGCTGAGTGGCTTGCTGAGAAGATGACGAACGCTGGTTTTCCGATCACGTGTATTCACGGAGATATGGAAGTCCGCGATCGTATGGATCGGATGACTTCGTTTCGTAAGGGTGATACGCGTGTGATGATCAGTACTGATCTGTTAGCTCGTGGTATTGATGTACAGCAGGTAAGTCTAGTTATTAACTACGAGATTCCTCAGCAGATTGAGAATTACATTCACCGCATTGGCCGCTCAGGTCGGTATGGCCGTAAGGGAACGGCAATTAATCTGATCTCGGGTGAAGATGCACGCTCACTCAAGGAGATTCAGGATATGTACAAGGTAGAAATTGATATGCTACCGCAGGATTTGAGTAAGATTAGTTTGGTATAGACCGCTGGGCATTTGAAATGCCCGTTGGTCTAAAATTGAAACTGATACAAATTATACTATTTTTATAGAAGATGTCCCGCTTAGTTCGTATCGGAAAAAATATGGTTGAACTTTCAGGCTTACACGGTATTTGGCTGGGACCAGATCATTTATCTAGGTCACGCATAACACTATACTATGCCAAGCTTCCTGTAATAGAGATTAACTATGGATATGATGAGTTTGCACAAGCTGAAAAGGACAAACAAATTCTGGAGGAGGCTAAGAAAGAATTTGACAAGACATTTCTAAGCAAACAATAATCAACTAATAAAAACCAAAAATCAACATTTATGAATGCAGATTTTTTGTTTTTTTATTAGGTTTACCACATCACAAATGAATTCGGATTCAAAGAAGGTCTAGCCTTCTCAGTCTTATACTGAAAAGAAAAAGGGTAGTATCCTGTCCAGTTATTCCAGACCATAAAACCACCACTTGAACGACTCAAGAAAAACTTATTATAGATATCCTGGTAATACTTATTTAATGATGAAAATGCGTAAGAGCTAATAACAAAAAGAGGCGCCTCATCAATTGAAAAACGATCAGGAATCGTACAGAATTTACAAGGAATATTAAGATGTGCTAAGATTTTCTCCTGAAACTTGCTAACCAAAGGCAAGTCGACAATGGTATAACTCTGTACAACTTCGGGCGCAATAGTCTGAATCCAGAAGCATTCACCACCGAATCCTGCACCAATCTCTAGAATATTTATCTTCTGTTCAGGAAACTTAGTTTTGATCTGCTTGATTGCAAGAAGGGCGTGATATATATAGCGAACAGCATTTGCAGAAAGTACTGACTTTAACGCTTTAGAATAAAAAAGCGGAGCCTTTCCTAGACTACAAAACTTCAAAATCGCATCACTGTACTGGCGATTTACCATTTTTTCCGCGAATTCGGGAAATTCATTTACAATACAGTCAACATAGAGTTTAGCATCTTCAATATTAATTCCTAACATAGAAAGTACGTCACCATCTTTTAGAAAAGTGTAGTCCTCTACTTTTGGAATCTCTAGCTGCTTTATTAACGCCATTTCATAGGCTGAATATATATTTTCAGCAGGGACGTAAGGCATATACTCACTGATTAAAGAAATTCTTTAGATGTATTTTATATGGAGTCCCTGAAAACTCAATTTTCTACAGATAGCATCGTAAATACTGTTGTACAGAGATTTATACAGCGCTCGGAGTTCGGACAAAAAAAATATGGAGTTACTTTGGATCGCACCGATCTGAAGACTCCCGATTGGATTCAGCATATGCAGGAGGAATTGATGGATGCCATTTTATATCTGGAGAAACTCAAGACAACACTGGGTATTAGCGAGGTGTGGTCGACGGAGCAGAAGGTGAGCGCATCATCTGAGGAACAGTAGGGCCTGCCGGTCCAGGCCCAGATGTAGCTGGTCCAGTAGAACCTAAAGAGAATGCAGGACCAGTCGGGCCTGCTGAAGGCGCTGCTGGAGCAAGAAGAGGGCTGCGAACTGTGCTTGAAGTCCTACCTGTTTCCCGCACATCAAAGCGACACGTCGGGCAACGAACCGAGCGATTTAGAAGCCAATTATCAATACACGAGCGGTGAAACTCGTGGCGGCACACTGTTAGCTGCCGAACAAGCTCACCCGTATGCATCTCATCTTGGCAGATTGCACAGAACTCTTCTGAATCGTGTTCAAGTGTGCGTTCTGTACTTGCTCTCTGAATAACTTCATTTGATGCGTGGACTACAACATCCTCCTGTCTAGGCCGCATCTGAGTAGTAAGGCCAGGTCCAGGACCAATAAAGCGCTGAATGAGCGGCAGAAGCGCAGTAAGCTCAGCAAGGCTCGTTAAAGGCTCAACATCAAGATCAACACGAACTGATTGATTGGGCATCGTAGGTTGTACAACCATAGGTGTAGGAACAAAGTATGTTGAATGTGCCTGCGGTTGCATCTGCACTGCAGATTCCTGATAGAAACGCCGACCTCTTGCTGCTAGATTGAAATTTTCATCAATCTGCCGATGTACGTACGCAAAGACTTGCGGCAAGGTACGAAATCGATCCGATCTGTAAAGAAGATCAGGAAAGTAGTTATGAATGTCATCTAGAAGAACTGATCCATAAATAGTCTGATACGACTGAGATCCTGACATCACTGTAGCAGTTGCTGAAAAAAATGAATGATTCATTTTTTGTAGTAACCGTATCACAAATGGCCGAATCATCTTTTGATAAGAAAAAGGGGCAGATCGGCTTGGCAAATTTGGGAAATACCTGTTATCTCAATGCGGTTCTCCAGTGTTTGCGCCACGTATCCGATCTTACGCTCTTCTTTCGTAATCATTCAGATCAGTGGATTCACGATGGAGACGCAAAAGACGCAACACTCTGTAAGGCTTATAAGGAACTCGTACAGGGTCTCTGGTCTGGAACGCCTGAAGGCTCAAAGCCAATATTCCTTCGGCCTGCTGGTTTTGTCTATCACTTCCGCAACTCACTACGAGGAACTGCTGTAGAACATATGATTGCTCCTCTGCCTCACGATAGTCACGAGGCACTTGTCTTTCTCCTCGATCAGCTCCACGAAGGAATGAAGCGCGAACTCAAGGTTCAGATTCTTGCGCCAGCCTCATCACCTGTTCACGGTGCACTGACTGCCTGGAAGGATCAAGTCGCGCCTCAGTATTCGCCGATTATTGACTACTTCTTTGGTCTGATGGAAGTGCGAGTCACTTGCTCAGGTTGTTCAAATATTAGCAAGCGCTATGAGCTCTTCAATATGCTAAAGGTCGGCTTTCCTGACTTCAAGAGTGCTACCCTTCAGGAATGCATTGAAGATGACTTCAAGGTTGAGACCATTGATGAATACTGCTGTGATCACTGCACACCGATACGAAAGCCAGCAACAATCAGTCGTAAGATCTGGCGTCTTCCCCACAATCTCATTGTCGTCGTACGGCGCTTTAATATGAATGGTACCAAGTGCCACGCACACCTCAAGGCCGAGCTTAACCAGAAGTTTACAGAGTGGTTCAGTCCTGAAAGCCCTGAGTCAAGCAAGACTGCTACTTACGGAATTGAGTCAATTGTAGACCACCACGGCTCAGCAAATGGAGGACACTATACGGCGCAGGTAAAGAGTCCTCTGACTGGCCTCTGGAATAACTACGACGATGAGAATGTCTATCAGATTATGGACGGATCTAAGCCTATTCTGGGGCAGAATTCGTACGTCTTGTTTTACAGGCGAAAGTCATCCTAAGTAGAATGAACTGCTACGGTCTGAATCGCTTTGGACCAATTGAAAAGAAAGAGAGACCTCAGAACTTACAAGAAAAGAAAGAGATGGATGATAAATTAGCTGTTCTTTTGGCAGCTCGGCAGAAACAGGATTCTATTTGGACATCTCCTGTAAATACTCAAGTTGCTACAATCCAACAGCAAAATAAATTACCAGAAAAAAAATAGAAAAAACATTTTTTAGTAATAGATAATGGCTAATTCAATGAAATCATTAATTAAAACTGGCTTCGGCCTCGGATTTGGCGTTATAGGAGCACAGCTACTATTTATTTTTGTTGGCGCATTACTTTTTATACCTGGTTATATCTTGTACACAAGGGAAATGAACAAGGGAAATAAAGGATCTTCTGAGCAAATAATGGGCATTATTCTTATGGGATTTGGTTGCCTTTTAATGCTTGGATTGGGCTTTGGTATTTTATTAGATAGTGTAAGCGATATGCTTTAGTATGATACTCAAAAAATAAACAACAAAAAATGAATGATATTTACTTTTTGTTGTGAGTACAAAGGATGTCTGCTGGTAAGGGAGAGGATCCAGCTAGAACCTCTCTAGTTCCTCGTAGTCTTGTGATGACACAAGTTTCGTGTTTCTACTGTAATGCTGATGACTCCAGAATTGAAAATATCTATTGGCTATTTGGCCTCAAAGCCTGTCCAACTCATACCCAGGCTGCCATTCGTGACTGTAACGCCTATTTACACGAAGAAAAGATGGTTAAGATTGAAGATGCCATTAGACATCCTGTACTTGGCCGATTTCTCATCTCTCTTCTTAAGTTACCAAATGGCTTTCCAGTCATTCGCACAAGCGGTGAAGTTCAACCAGGGTGGACCTTAGATCGAGGATTTAGTCCTCATAATGAAAAGTTTATCATTCATTACGATGGCGAATGGTCCATTCCTGCTATCTTGGTTAGCCCTGATAATAATAATATTACAAAAAATCTTATGAGATGCACTCCAATAGCAAATTTCAAGTTGCCTCATATCTATGAGCAGATCAAAAAAGATCTACCTATTGATTTCTTAAAGCTTCTGGATGACGCCATGTTTTGCCTAGTTGAAGGTATCTATGTAAATGAATTTGAAGAAGTTCAGAATATTCGTAGTCATCAAGGACAGGAAATCCATCCTAATATCCCTCAAACTGAAAATATCCTCTATGAAGGGCGTATTGTTCAGGTGATTCGTGCACCTGCTGCTTCTGCAGCAGCTCCAACTACGCCTTTAGTTAGTGTATCACAAGCTGAGGCACAAGATGATCCTATTGAGCCTTCTTGTGAAACGAGATGATGTATTTCGGATAGGCTGCTGCAGCGTGCGGAGTTACAAAGATTGATGGATTCTGTATATTGTCTACGGCACAATCATATTTTTCTGTATCAACCATCAATCGATTAGACCCCTGGCACATCCGGCCAGTAAGAACTGTGCAAAGAAACATATAAGCAACTCCATCTCGCCCTTCCTTCATATAGCTAAAGCTGTACGATGCCTTCTCAGCAAAGTAAGTTCCCTTGCCATATGCGGAAGTCTTGTTATACTCTGGATTGAATCCTCCGGCGGCAATTGAATTGATCGCCTCTTCTGCGGTTCCGTGAAAGAGAAGTTTCTCATTTCCAATTTTCAATTTAAGTTCATCGTAAGATTTCTGGAGAATCGGATTCTGAACTTCTTCGATCCAGCAAATACATGATTTCGGAAAACTCTCCCGAACTCTTTTTGAGATTTGATCGTAAACCGGATTGGACATTTCAATATAAACCGTTTTGGTTTTGGAATCCGAATCAGATCCAGACATCCGGGAGTACAAAAGTAAAAAAGTGATGAGTCATCAATTTTTTACTGGTGTTTGGTTATTTGATAAATAGATTTACTTTGCTCAGGCATACATTCCCTCAGGAGGTCCACCCGTCTTCTTTCGCTGAGTCAGAAACTTGTCTACGTGATCCTTCTTCAGAATAAACGGAAGGCTGAAGTCCTTGATGTAGAAAGGCAGATCCGGATTGTTGAACAGCCGGAGCATATTCAACTTCTGAGCAATCTGTTCCATACACCGCTTCAACTCACGGACACCCTTCTCCTCCTTTGCATACGTTTCCAGAACGTGCTGTAGCACATCCTTGGAGATTCCAACCCGCTCTGCCAGATTCACTTCCTTGAGAGCCGTAGGCAAGAGGAACTTCTCAGCAATTTCCATCTTCTCCTTGGATCCGTATCCTTCAAGATGCACAACAAGGAAGCGATCCAGAAGAACCCGATCAATCTTGTTGATGTCATTCGCGCTAAAGACAAACATCGCCTGGCTGAGATCGAGAGGAATACCGGAGAGATACTTGTCTTCAAAGTCAGCATTCTGTGTCGGATCCGTCAGATGCACCAAGAGATTCTGGATCTCCTCACCCTTCGGGGTGTCACTGATTTTGTCCAACTCATCGAACATCAGAACCATCGACATTGACTTGGCCTGAACAAGAGAGTTGACAATCTTTCCACAGTGAGAACCCTCGTAGACCATCTGGTGGCCGCTGAAAGTGCTAGCATCGCTGTCGCCGCCAAGAGAGATGAACTGAAATGGCCAATCAAGTGCCTTGGCAATTCCCTGCTTAATAAGACTCGTCTTGCCAATACCCGGAGGGCCAACCAGAAGAAGGTTCATTCCACGACTCTGGGGATTTGTAATCTTACTGGCGATGAACTGAAGAATCTGAAGCTTAGACTCCTCCTGGCCGTAGATTGCATCGTCTAGGCACTTCTTGGCCTTGGACATAAATGCCTGGCAGATCTCAGGGCCTTCTTCAACCTTTACCGGAAGTTCCTTACGAATGCCGAGAGGAAGTGCTGTAGCCTTCTCAAGCCAATTGCGCATCTTGTAATACTCACCGCTCCCGGGATCAATATTCTGAAGATTATTGTACTTGGCCATCAGCTGTGCCTGGATTTCAGGAGTGGTCTTCATATTCAGAATCTTAAACATCACAGGCTGATCCTTCGCCTTCGGACGATTCTCAAGCGCCGTAATCATTCGCTTCTGGTCCTCATCCTTCAGACTCTTGAACTGGTCAATGTGGTCGTCGATCGTTTCTGTCTCAATCGGAGTTGTCATTAGCTTGAAGAAGTTCTGAACGATAGCTGACTCCTTCTTGATCTTGTAGCGCTTAGGGATCATTCGCTCGTCCTCCTCAGCTTCACCAAATCCGAAGTTGAGAAGAATACTGTTGTGATTCTTACCATCCTCTTCATCATCCTCATCGTCATCTTCCACCTCTTCTTCATCTTCATCATAGTCCTCATCTTCATCATCTTCCTCTTCGGGTGTGCCGGATGAAGGACTCTCCTCAACCTCCTCTTCCTCAGACTTCCGACTCTTGCGACTTGATGACTTCTTTACTTGCTTTACAGGAGCCCGGGCCTTACGCTTAGGCTTAACCTCTTCCTCTTCCTCCTCTTCCTCTGTCTCCTCTTCCTCGCTTTCAACCGGGGCCTTCAACTTCTTTAGTAGCTTCTTGGAAGTAGGCCGGAAGCCCCGCTTGGCATTCCGTAGCCTATTTTTGATTTCTTCTTCGCTGCTTTCTTCTTCCTCCGACGTGGTGTAGGCAATGAGACCCCGGACATTCCCCTTGCTGTCTACATCGTCATCATCATTGTGAGCACCACCACCCCGCTTCTTCTGCTGCTTCGGATTGGAGTCTCGCTTCTTGGGGGCATCCTTCTTCTCATCCTTGGCGGAACGGTTCATCCTGTTTTCCTTCTTTAGATTACGATCCATCAAAACGCGCTAGTACCATTTGAAATGGCGCGGGCGTGTTCAATTTTTAGGGGGAAATAGGTCATTATATGAGCGCACTTTAGTTGCGGCGATTTCTGTTTGAGCGATTGCGGTTTGAGCGGTTGCGGTTTGAACGATTCTTGCGGTTCTTGCGAGTCTTGCCGCTAACGAGCTGGCCAACGCCCTGATTAACGCGGCCCGTAACCTTACGTCCTACGGTGCGGACACCGTTAACCGTGCGGCCAAAGACATTGCCAACTGTGCTAGTTAGTTCCCTGGTGACATTGCCAACGGCGCCGAAGCCCTGATTTACCGGGCCATAAAGACGTCCAAGAAATCCAGAACGATTCTTACGAGTTGATCTGCGGTTCGCCATTTCTATCTTTACGCAGTATTTTTAGATTTACCGGTAAGTAAATCTAAAAGATCCATACAGGCAAAACGGGATTTGGAAGAGAGACCGGGAACTGATTCGCGCGGTTCATCAATCCAAAGACTTAGATCTTTCTGTAAAACGGAACAAATGAGCTGGTGAATTTCATACGAAATCTTGGCACAACAGAGGCGCCGTAGACAATCAAAATACTCCTCAACGGTTTCCTTATACTTTTCATCGTGAATGCACTCCTGGATACAGCGTTTCAATGTCTCGAGTGTCATTCCGATCGATTTTGAATCTAATACCTGTAGTGCCGTAAGCTCTGCTAAAAACTGGCTGTAACCAAGACGACACTTACGATCCACTTTGGTCTCCTTTGTTTCAGTTGCATCCCAGATATCTAGATAGGTTGTGTGTAGTGCGTGTACTTCTTCAAGAATTACAGGATATTCCTTTTGAATATCTGCAAGGAGTTTTGCGAATAATGAGCAATACTTGTCTTCTGCCGCAGCCTTACGAAAGACGAGCCAAGTGAATTCGCGCACAAATTCACGCTGGTCGCTACCAAGAATCTGAAAGAGAAATCCCTTAACATCATCATATGTCTTTACACTAAAGACATTTAGCTTGTTTAGAATTACGGTATTGAGAATTTGATCATCACCTACTTTTGAACCATTATGGAATCGACTAATGTAGCGAGCTGGAATCTGAGAGGGTGTCTGTACTTGTGGTACATTTGAAGAAGGCTTAGTATTTACTTGAGTATTTGTAAATGAAGGTGTGTTTACAGGAGTCTTAGGCGTAGGGGCTTGTACAGGTACACCTGATGTAAAGCGAAATGGTGGTCCTGATTGCTGTTGATCTTGCTGCTGTTGCTGCTGTTGCTGCTGTTGCTGCTGTTGCGGTTGATGTTGCTGATGCGGCGTATGCCTCCAGCGATTAGAGGATGACTGTACTTGGTGTGGTGCTTGAGAATGCGTGTAACCGTTTGACTGTTTATGTCTCCACGATACCGATTCGGTGCGACCTGTCTCTTGTCCACTCCTTACTCTGATGGACTGAACACGTTTGCGCAATTCATCAGAGACTGACTGGAGGGCTGGCCTCAAAGCCAAAATGGATTCGACCTGAATACTAAGATTCGTGGCCATATACTTAAGAGTATTCATTTTTGGTTTAGGTTCTGATTTAGGTTCTGAAAGAACCTACCATAGAAACTTGCGGTTTTTTTGTTGACCCTCATTCCTTCAATCAAACCAGGATGGAGATAGATCACTTACTTCAAGAATGCCGGATAGAAGCGGTTTTAGATTCACTTACAATTCAATCTCAATCGGGTCGCGATACGTTCAAGGCGCAGTGTAAAAAAAGAGCTACAAATCCTAAGGTATTAGCTGCACGATCTGACGCTTGGACTAAATTGTTGGCAAATACGTCATCAAATTGGAAAGACCACGTATCTCACCTTTTGGCAAATGAGAAGATTCTTCGATCTATGGATCCGGCGACAGCATCCGCATCACAGCAGGAAGACTGGTCTCAGATTCTCTTTACAGGCGAATTTGCTTCACTGAATTTTCTTCCATTCTTTCTGATGTACGTGGCGGTCAGCAAAATCTTTCTAGCTCCACTGATTGCGTGGACAATGCCGTTTATGACGATGATTCTGCCTTTTTTTGCCTTAAGATTTGTCTACGGGATACCTATCTCTTGGGAGGCTTACTGGGCAACAATGAAGCCGATGATCTTTGGATCCTCTGATAAACCGTTTTCTATGTCAAGTTTGCTCCAGTGGGGATCAATGATTGTATCCTATGCTCACGGAATGTACTTGCCCTATACAAATGCTAAGCACTGTTATGCGATTGATCAGAAAATGATTGAGTGCTCCAAAGCTTTAACAGATTCAATCAAGCGACTTGAGGCCATCTCAAAGGATTGGTCTGCGTTAGGATTAAGAAAATCGTGGAGATTTCCCGATGTGTCTTTTTATGGAGATGAACGTCAAGTCATTGCTTGGTTAACAGAAGATAAAACATTATTGCCGAGCCTTTACAGGGCTATTGGTTTGGTAGAAGTTGCCACAGCAGTGACATCAACCCCTCATATTGTACCTGTTAAATGGTCACAGAGTGCCACGCCGTATTGTAAAATGGTTGATGGTATTGATCCTTTATTAAAGCCAGAAGACCGTGTTCCGTTTACATTGACGATGGGCCCTGTATCACATCACGTGATCTGTACGGGTCCAAACAGAGGTGGAAAGTCAACATTTTTGCGATCGGTCTTAACGAACCTAGTTTTAGCACAAGGATTTGGCTTTGCCTTTGCAACTAGCTGTACATTGACACCGGCAGAATGGATTTTGAGTAGTTTACGGCTTGAAGATCGTCCCGGTGCTCAAAGTCTATTTGAACGTGAAGTCAATGTAGCTGGAGAAATTCTGAAGCGACAGCGCCAAGGGACTTCGCGTGGTTGGGTAATTATTGATGAACTTTTTCACACAACGAATCCGCCTGATGCTGCTACGGCAAGCCAAATCTTTTTACAGCAGATTTGGGCATCGAATCGAGTCTCAAGTCTTGTGAGTACTCACTTATTTTCACACGCTGAGAATGCTCCTTCGCACGTCCAACGCTTGTGTGTAGATTCTGAGAAAAAGTTGGATTCCAATACAATCTTATATAAGTATACGGTGATTGAAGGTCTAAATACAATGAGTAGTGTTGAAGAGATTTTACTGGAGTCAAAAGTGCTTATGCCGCATCATCTTCAGATGCGGTTTCTTGGACTTTGAAAACATCGACAATGGACATAGAATAATATGAACGATGCCTTGATGATCGGTATTGTTTTAACACTGGTATTTGGTGCTGTTATCTTTTATTTGTATAATCGTCTATCAATGACTGAGCGCAAGCTTGGTCTATTTGAGGGTATACTGACAGATCTAAAGGTACTGATGGATTCTGCACCGTTCTCGATGGCTCCTCAAGCTCACGAGCATAACGATATGAGTCAGTTTGAACCGTCGCCTGAATACTTGAATGCTATTTCCGGACCTATTCCGCTACAGAAGGAGGATGTAGAAGAAGTCACGCCTGAGGATGAGTACCAGCAGACTCTTGAGCAGGCGTTAGAGCAGGCGGCAGCAAGCGAGACAAAGGAGTCAAAAGAGAATAGTTATAGAACACTTCAGATTGATGATTTGAATGGTCAGGTGCCGCCGATTCAAGTCACGAAACTCTCTCCGGACTTGGAATTAATGACTGTAAAGGAACTTCAGACATTTGCGAAAACGAAGAATGTCTCAGTTCCGAATGGAATCAAGCGCAAGGATCTGATTGAGCATATCAAGAAGTCTCTTACGGGATTGTCATCTACAGTGGTAGCGCCGCTTGCGCAGCTAGCGCAATCGCAGACACAGCTAGAAGGTCCGCCAATTCCGGAAGGCGCGCCTCTTGAATAATTGGCACACATTAGATGGACAGCCAGCGATTCAATGAACGCACAGCACCAGATCTAAGTCCTAAGACAAGCCAGAGATATACTCAGAAAATCGTGGAAACGAAGCAGGTTCCTGGAAAGATGACGGCACCGATTCAAGATAGTCGTTTCCCTGGGTATTCTGCGATTATGGATGACGGCCGTCTAGTGACAGATTACAGGACACATTGCGCACAGAATTTCAATCCCAAGTACGGGAATGCTGTACGCCAATGGATGCAGAAGAATGCGGAGGGTATTCGGCAAGTCACTCGGAAGCGGCAGATGGATTCACTTGGCGGCTCATTCTGGAGCACGACCTACGTACCGCCTGGAGCTGTCACACAGCAGTGTACGGAATATGAGTGTACAATGATGCCTACATATGATCGAAATGGCATTGGTCTTGTTCGTAAGGAGCGTGTGCCACCGTTGTTTGGAACCTATGAGCCGACGAGCTGGCCGCCTTCCGAAACAAACACGGCCTTGACAACGGTCTTTGAGGGCGGGCGGAATACACCGAGAGGAAGAGAGTTTAATGTCCTTGGAGACAGATCCGTTCACGGAAATGACGGAAAACGTGGCGTACCTGGATAACATGGCGTACCTGGATAACGTGGCGTACCTGGATAACACGGCGTACCTTGTTAAATGTCTTTCAATAAATCAAACACAAATAAGAAATTAAAATTTCTTGTTTGTTTTTTATTTACGATGATTTATTCAGTCGGTCTATTCCACTGAGTTGTCTTGGTTGCCGCATTGTAGTAAAACGGCTTTCCACTCTTACCCATATGCTCTTTCCAGCCGGCAGGCAGTTCCGTTTCAGGGACTGCCGTTACAGGTGCAGGTGAAGGGATTGAAAATGGTGCTACAGGAGCTACTGCGCTAGATACAGCAGGCACTGCAGCTGTTGCGGCTGCCTCCTCAGCAACTTCTTCTACTTTTGTTTCTGTAGTTTCAACTACAGGTCCATCTTGAGCTGGAATTGGAGCTGAAACAGGAGCTGGAGATGAACCAGTAAAGTCAACATAGATATTCTTCTCTTTTTCACCGTCTACATTGATGATTGTGTCTTCAGGGATAACTGAAGGGATTGTATTTACCATAACGAATGGTTTTACTCCACTAGGTTTGGGTCCAGGAATTGCGCCAGAAGCAAATTTCTTAGATAAGGCACCGACAACCTTAGCCTTCTGAATGGATACAATCTCAGCTGTACGATCTGCCTTCTGCTTTTCGTGCGTCTCATTATTTACATTTGAAACGGTTGAAGCTGCAGACAACTTGGCCGAGGCTGCCGCAATAGTTGCTAGACTTGCAGCAGATGAAGCAGTCTTAAGACTCTCATCAGCAATTTTCTTGATCTTGCTATCTAGATCTGATAGAACTAACTGCTTCAATATACCCTTCTTGTAGGCAATATTAACGGCAGCTTCCTGAGCAATTTTCTGTAGACGAGATCCAGTATCTACAAACACTTTCGTGTGCTCGAGTTCACCGGCAATATCAGGCTTTTTGACATCGGTTGCTGACTTGAACTCAACAATAAACGCTTTAATTACATTTTCAGGGATTGATGGAGATTGTTCAATAAGACGATCCAGTTCGACACGGAACATTTTCATAAAGGCAAACGCATCCATACGCTCTTTCGGATGAAGTGAGAGTTCAATACCGATGAGACGATTGAATTTACCCCAGGAAATTGCGGCAGTGCGGTGGGCTTCAGATCCACTAGCATACCCAAGTCTGTTCGCAATTGTAGTCAGGATACCGGAGATAATGGAGAGGCCTCCAAGTCCAAGTTGTGCATAGTTTTTGATTGTCGGATCATTTACAACAGAACCAAGAGCAAAGTTTGCCGCACCCGTCACCGTTGACAAAATAATAATCGGAAACATCAGACTTTGATCACTCTGATAAAAAATACGACCAGTGCGCTCGTGCATCCAGCGATAGCACGCAGCCTTATCTGCCCATTCAGCAAAGAGATGCTCTAATTCTTTCGTCCACCCATTATTGAAGCGCTTAATCTGCGGCTCAGGAGTCTTGTCACCAGGCGTGCCAGCGGCTTTAACACCTGTACCTGAGTCTGTAGTCTCTGCCATCTAACTAACCTAAACAAACTGTCTCAAGAGAAAAGAAGATGTTATCCCTCGACATAGGGATTAAGCATTTAGCGTATTGTGTTGCTGATGCGAGTGGATCTATAGTTACAATTAAACACTGGTCTATTGTAAATCTTACAAATCTAAATGATAGTCCAAAGGCGGCCTGTGTTACGTGTGGCAAGGGAGCAAAAGCAAAGGCACCTATTGGATTTGTCTGTGGTCGGCATATACCAAAAGATAAACCGCAGATCTTTGATGAGGAAACGGGAAAGCCGATTAAGAAGATGCCGACAATTGCGCAGATGACCGCGTTTTGTATTGCACGCGGTTTAGAATCAAAAGGAAAGAGGCCTGAATTGCTAACTCGTATTGAGGCTAATGCGACCTTACCTCTTGCTAGACAGCAGAAAGCCGCGTCATTTGCTGAAAATACGTGCGGCTTACACGATTCTATCCGGGAATGGATTCAACGTGATTGGGCTCACGTATCGGAGGTTAAGCATATCTATATTGAACATCAACCTGTCTATAAGAATCCTGTTATGAAAACTGTACAGATACTCATTTTTGCGACATTGAGAGATATGTTTTTAGCCGAAAAGAAAAGCCCGGCATTTCATTTTGTTCACGCTGGCAAGAAAGTCAAGGGTACAGCGACGGGCGATGAGGGTTATAAGGATAGAAAGCTAGGATCTGAAGAGCGAGTACGCAAGTATTTAGAACCGTTTGCTGCGACATCGACGAATGGCAAATGGTATCGCTGGTGGCAGACACAGACAAAGAAGGACGATGCGTCGGATACACTGTGTATGATTCTGGATTGTGTTTGATTTTGCGTATAAAAACATACTTAAAAAAGACTGCTTGAACGGAGAAAGATGAGTGGCAGTGTTACAATTCAAGACTTACAGAACGCAGCGACTGAACTTGGCCCTCCGATTCAGATTTCATCTGAGATTGGAAATATCATTGAGGTCAATGATTTAAATGATGATTTAGGGTTAAACTTGCTGGCAAATCAGAACAAGTCGACTAGTTTCCAATCACAGCAATCGCAGCAATCCTTTGGATCAGCGCAGCCATCCTTCGGATCAGCGCCCATTCGTCTATCAGCGCCTGATGATTCAAGCAAGCCCCTCCAATTTGATAGTTTAGAGCCGATTGAACTTAATTCATTTAATACCACGCAAGCCCCGGCATCAAATAGCTTTGGCTTACCTGAAGTGACGATCAACAGAGAATCTAGTCCTTATGAGAATAACCAAAGTTCATCTGCTGGCCCGAGTATCTCCTTGACGTCCGCACCGCCTCGTGATCTTGAAAGAGAGCGTGCCGAGAAGGCAGAGTACCTGAACAAGTTACAGCGTCTTGAGTCTAAGGGATTTCCTGTATCTAAGCGCTTCACAATGGATAACTCACTTGACGAAGTCAAGCAGGAGTTTACTCGTTTGATTGATGCTAGAAATCTAGAGTCAAGTCTCCGTTTTCAGCGTCAGATGCTTATGGGCGCTATCACAGGAATGGAGTGGCTCAATAACAAGTTTGATCCGTTTGATGTCAAGTTAGAGGGATGGTCAGAGTCGGTTCACACAAATGTTGAGGACTTTGATGAGATTTTTGAAGAGTTGTATGACAAATACAAGGAGCGTGGCAAGATGCCGCCTGAGATGCGTCTTATGTTTGCGGTTGCGGGTTCAGGATTTATGTGCCACGTGAGCAATTCATTTTTCCGTAGCAAGATGCCGTCGATGGATGATGTACTCCGTCAGAATCCGATGTTGGCGAAGCAGATGGCGCAGGCGGCTGCGGCACAGGCGGGACCGGGTTTCGGTAACTTTATGGGTATGGCAATGGGTATGCAAGCGCCGCCTGGTCAGCAGGGTGTGCCGATGACATCACCTATGTCAGCACCTATGGATCCTCCTGGGCCGACAGGTGCCTTTTTCGGAGCCTCAGGAAGAGGTGCACCGAATCCGAGCCCTGCAGCACAGGCCGCTTCAGCGCCTCTTCGGCGTGAGATGAAGGGGCCGTCTGGTGTAGATGATATCCTCAAGACGTTTGAAGAGGTTCGTCGCACGGAACTCGAGTCAATGGGTCGTGCGCCGCCGCCGAATAATTCAGCTCAGCCGGCGATGGTGGCGGCGGAGCTCCAGAGTATAGCTTCAGAAGATATGGCGAGCCAGGCTGAATCAACGCGTACAGGCGGTGGTTCAGGAAGGAGACGTGGGCGCAAGGCGGCACCTGTAGGAAATATACTCTCAATGGATGCCTAGACAGTAGAAGACATCTTTAACCAAAGATTTCTAAGAGTCTTTTGATAATTATTGTGTACTTCAACGTGTTTGCTCGGTACAGGTGATTCAAGTTCTAACGGTGTTCCCGCCTGTTGCTGAAGTCTGGCGTGTTTTTCACTGAGTCGTTTGAAGATTTCCTGCTCATCAGGTGTAAGTGATTCATTAGGTTGTTTACTATCATTTCTAGGTTCGTTACCATATCCTTTAAACAAAAACATCGAACTATTTTCATTTAGCAAATAACTTACAAGTAAGATGATGACTAATGATAGCATACCTGCAATAATAAGATTGCGTGTTGCAACAAAAAAGATAACAAAAATCATTAATCGGCGAAACCACGGCTGATTGAGGAATTTCTCCTGCCCTTTTGAAATTTCACCAGGCAGAAAACGACCACCAATATTCAAAAGAAAGATCGCTGCAGCAATGGTATAAGGTGACGAAGCAACTTGTACGACTGCTGATTCAAAAGGCCCCGAAGGGATTGTAGCTGCTGGAGGAGGACCACCAAAGCTCATCTATCGTAAAGATTCATTTTTATGTAATCTGAATCATATTTACAATATACATAACCACAGCAAGAGCTGATAGGATACCAACGCGTGGACACCATTCTGCTCCTAACCAAACCACAAGTAGCAGAAGAAAACGCCAAAGCGGTGACGCCCATAGTGCTACCATTGTAGCTGGATAGGGTGTCCGGAGAGACAGCCCTTCAAACACATTCCATCCAACTAATGCAAGAACAAGTATAAGTCTAAGAACTCCATCCACTACCCCCACGGGAATTAGGGTATCTAACTCCATCTACTTTGAAGATGAAGAATCGGAGGGTCCAGACGATGACATTGCGCCCCCCGAATTTGTGCGATTATCAGAATCTGAAACGGCATCTGTTATAACCTTATCTGCTGAAATAGCGATAGGTCGTTCACCAAGGACTTTTTCTACAAACCAACGGTGTGTCGTGCCAATGATTTTTGTTGAATTGATCGTATCCGTTACTGGTTGATTCACATCAAAGCCTTCTTCATCATCTTCCGTTTGAAGCCGAGCAAAGACAATAAGAGTGACTACCGCTGCAAGGAGACCGGTTGACCAATCAAGAAGAAATACAAGTATCAAAGGCACTACAAAAAAGAAGGTGGATCCAACGACATTTGATAAGAAAAGCAGGTCTTTCCGGGGACAGATTCCAGCAAATGCGCCTATAACCAGAAGTCCAATCACTGTTAATAATGTTGCAGGTTTCACAAGTACAAAATGTGCATTATCCATCCAAGCAAGAAAATTTGGATCTTGAATCGGGCCTGGTAAAGCCATTCTGGCTTCAAGCGAGAAACAAATGCGCAAAAAGACATCGGCTCCCGTTAGAAGAGGGATGGACTTTGCTTCCCTGCAAGATGCATTTCCAACATTTGGCCAAGAGCCAATAAAAAAGAAAAAGAAGTCGCGGCCTCCTAGGATGCCGTATGCTGACGGCTCACCTTCGACGGAAGGACTCCCTTTGAATGATGGATTAACAGAAGGATTACATGATGCACCGACTGACCCTGATCGTCCGGCTGTACAGAGAATGAATGAGGTTCCTTCAATGAATCGGTCGCTCGATAATGCTGATGAACTCGGTAATCTTGTAAATCAAGATACGCTTTTTATGTTAAAGAGCACCGGGGCCACAGCAATGAATTCGCTACCTACACCGAGATCAATGATGCGAAATAGCCAAGCTAAAGCTCCTAGTTTTTTTGGTGCTGAACCCTTTCAGAATCCGTCTGAAGATACGAATGCTCTCTTTTCTAATCGGACAGATGCGCCGAATGGATATATGTTAGATGCCGATTTTACAAAGAGCTTTGACCAGACTGGATTCGGAAAGGCGACGAATTCACCACTTCCGACTCCGGAACTCCGGCAACGATGGAAACCCTTGTCAAGCGGTGTTGATACGGCATTTGTGAATACACGGAAAAGTAGTCAGTTTGCTGGGCTTGATACAAGTGATATTGAAGCAATGAAATCCAAGCTAGACAGTCTTATGGCTCGCTTAGATGATATAGAAAATAGACACGCCAACACAAATCCGCAAATGGAGATGTTGGCGTTTATAATGACAGGGCTATTCTTGATGTTTGGTCTTGATGTTGCTGTGCGGAAATCTGCTGGGATGCGACTCTTAAATGTGAGATAAATCTGTGAATGGATTGTAGAAAATGAAGGAGTTCCAAATGTTTCTTTCTGTGATGGTCTTTTATATCCTTTTGTCCTATCTTATAATGCCGTTGGCCTTTTATTACTTGGGCGACAAAACTCTGATGAGTGCCGGTAATGGATTTATTGTAGGCAGCTTGGTATCAGTTGCTTTGTGGTTAACATTCCGTTCATCGATTATTTAGATCGATCTATAAAATTCCCACTGTAAATCTTTACAGATCTTCTCCCAGATCTTATCTTGGGCGTACAGTTTATCACGGTTCTTTAATAAAGGAAAGCAATGAAGAAAGCGATCAAGTTCCAGTAGTTCACAGAGTTTGTACAGAACGTAGGAATATGACAAGAAATTGGATCTGTCTGCGGGACAGTGCTTTTGAAAAGACGGCTGAATCTCTTTGAAGAGATACCGCAGTTTTTCCTCCGTTTCACGGTCCATTACAGGTGCAGTGTGGCCATTCAGACGGCTCAGAATATGAGGAACGTGTTCATAATAGGAGTTAAATTTGAGCTTCTTCAGAATTTCACGGATCTTAGTTCTATTTAATGACGATGCTTGTAGGCGCTCCTTCTTAATTTGATTTAAAATAGCCTCAAAGACTTCTTCAGGAATCTCAGTGCTTTCCTTGGCTTGAAATTGCGCAAGCCACTCATTGAAGTGATTAATACGCTTATAGGCATAATATGAAACTTCGCGAGGTGGGTCTTTGTAACTGGGCTTATCGGAGTCCATAAGAATGAGCTTATGGAATCCGCATTCGGGGCAGGAAATCGTTGCATCATTGACAGATACTTTCATATCTTCGCCGCAGCCGTCACATTGAAAGGACGTGTCATTCAAGGCGTGACTGGGTCGATTGTAATGGGGGTCCATACGCTGTAGATACTGATCGAGAAGCTGGTCTCGACCGAGAGTTTCTTCTTTGTGACCGTGGCTTTTGCTACTTTGGGAATACGAGGGGTGTGCAATAGGAGCTGGCAAAAGATGAGTTCCACTGGAATCTTGGCGAGACGCGTTTTCGAGTGCTTCAAAGACACTTCCGGGTCTAGCTCTGTCAGCGACTGAGATCACATTATCGGCACCTCTGTTAATTCTGTCTTGAATGTCATAATACTGAAAAAGTAGGTCACCTGTTTGTAAGAAATAATCAAACATCGCATCTTTTTTATCGACGTGATTAATTTTTTGCTGAATCTCCTTGATATCTTGCTCAAATCGGTAGCGTTGCATTTCTTCAGTCTCTTGATTAAGTTTATCCTGAATTACATGCTGCTGATCTTTCCAGACTGTAATCTGCTCACCTACGTCCTTTATCTTTGATAAATAATGTTGATGAACAGTATCTAGAGTCGTGCGCGCCTCTGGATTTGACCGCTTGGACGGTCGTATCTTGAAGAATGGATCACTCATAGGTAGACTGCTACAGGCTTCCTAATATCATTCTTTAGCCCTGGTATGCTAAGCCAAGATATGCGGGTTCATATGTAAAAAACACATCCCGGGTGAATCGGAAAAAAGGTGAATCGGACAAAAAGGATAAATTTGGAAAAAGTTGAAATATCTCTAAATCTTTAGCCGGCGAAAATTATTTTCTCTGGTAGGGTTATAATCAAATGACAGGTGGTGGTTTAATGCAGCTCGTTGCCTATGGCGCCCAGGACGTTTACCTTACGGGTAACCCGCAGATCACCTTCTTCAAGGTGGTTTACCGCAGACACACCAACTTCGCGATGGAGGCGATTGAGAATCCTTTCAACGGCTCCCCGGGCTTCGGTCGCCGTGTGACGTGCACGATCCAGCGCAACGGCGACTTGATCTACCGTATGTACCTCCAGGCCACGCTTCCGTCAGTCACACTCCAGACCAGCGACGGCTCTGGCGCCCAGTTCCGCTGGCTCAACTGGGTTGGTCACCAG